TAAACCACGTAGGTATGCATCTTCATAACACTCACGATTTACCTGTTTTGTTTTTGGACACAGAAATGTCTAAGGAAACAGTTCAAAATAGAGTTTTTGCTTCAATATCGGGTAACACCGTATACTCACTTGAAGAAAATAAGTGGTGGAAAAATGAAGATTCCAAAAATAAATTCTATGAAGGAGCTAAAAAAATTAAACCAACCGATAATCTATTTCATATATATGTTGGTGGCAAAACAATGGAAGAAATAGAAGCTATTACTTTAGATTTTTATTATACTCAAATTGGAGAAGGTAACCCGTTCGTAATGGTATACGATTACGTTAAAACAGATTCCAAATCTTTAAAAAATAACTGGAGCGAACACCAAGCTCTTGGCGATCATGTAGATAAATTGCACCAACTTGCTCGTTCTCTTAATTGCGTGGTGCTCACCGCCGCTCAAGCCAATAGGAGTGCAGATTCTTTTGGTAGTCATAAAAGTAGAGCGGGAATTGCAGACGATACCACCGCCATAGCCGATTCGGATAGAATTCAAAGGTACGCAGAATTTGTTGGTATTTTAAGCACTAAAACTGTTGAAGATATTTCCTTAGATGAGCCCGATGTTGACGACGAAGACACTGATGATGCAGACAGAAGACGTGCCACTAATCCCGAAGAATTACAATTTGGTACTCACATGTTTACCGTGGTAAAAAGCAGACATGGGGGCTCTAGGGCAGCGGGTCACGTCGATTTTGTAGACAGGGTAGGTGTTAATGGTAAAAGAATAACAACTAGAAATTATATTAATTTACTTATAAATAATTTTGATGTGGTTGATAAGGGTGATTTGCATGATATCGTCAGCAGTCAAAGTGAAGACCATGATTTATCTGATGGGCTTTTATGACCGATTTAAAAGAAATTTTATATAAATTGGGTTACACTAATCTCCAAGATTCAGGGTCTGTTTTTAGAACAAGACCACTTTACAGAGATTCGGGTAATGATGGAATCTTATGTATTTTTAAAAACACGGGCTATTTTACCGATCACGGCAGAGAAGATGTTAAAGGTCCACTTGAAGAATTGGTTAAGATCACTTTAAAACTTAAGTCTAGAAAAGAAGCATCTCAGTGGCTTGGGAAAAAATATTATAATGATAAAGAAGAGTTCGAAAAATCTCATATCGAATATTTAGAGGTGGATAAAATTTTTGATAAAGAAAATTTATCCTTAATGGAACCCATTCATGATTATTGGAATGGAAGAGGCATATCGAACGCTACTTTAGATAACTTTAAATCTGGGGTAGATAAAGGCATTGAAGGGGGTAAGATGCAAAATAGGTATGTCTTCCCAATATTTGACGCTAATTTTAATATACTCGGTTTTTCTGGCCGTAAACTAGAAAAAGATTCTAAAAGGCCAAAATGGATACATTATGGTCAAAAATCTAAGTGGATTTATCCAGCATTTATAAATGAAGAGTTGGTGTTAGAAAGTAATGAAGTTATTCTTGTAGAAAGTATAGGCGATATGCTATCTTTGTGGGACGCGGGTATTAAAAATACTTTAGTATTATTTGGAGTTAATCTCAGTAAGTCTGTATTGTTTCATTTACTTAAATTAAAATTAAAAAAAATAATTATCGCCTTAAATAATGATGGGGGCCATAAAGCTGGTAATAAAGGTTCTGCAAAAATACTCGATACGCTAAACTATTATTTTACCAAAAATAATTCTAGTATAGCTCTACCAACTAAAAATGATTTTAACGAAATGACAAAACAAGAAATACATGAATGGAGGCAAAATGTCTGAACATATCTTATCGGCGTCTAGGATAAAAACTTTTGAGTCATGCAGTTGGAAATACTGGTGCGGTTATGTGCTTAAAATGCCAAAACTAAAAAATGATGGAAATGTTAGAGGAACTGCTTGTCATTTAGTATTGGAAGTCTTATTAAACCCAAGGCATAAAAGATACATTAAAAAAATTGTTAAAGCTGGAACCATAAAGGCTGTTCCTTCTGTAGAAAAATTAGTTGAAAAGTCTATAAGGAGAGATGGAGAAGAATTTTACACTACTGATAATCTTGAATTATGTGATAGATGGATACTTGTAGGATTAAAACTTGATTTTCTTGGGGGTAAAGGGGGTAAAATAAAAGAGCCAGAAAAAGAGTTTCTTTTGGACACTTTTAAAAACCCAGACAAGCCTAATTACAAAGTAATGGGGTATATAGATAAGCCTATTGAGTACAAAGAAAAAAATAAACTTAAACTTGTTGATTATAAAACCAACGCTAAAATTTTTGCCGCTGGTGAAATTGATTATAACCCTCAAGCCTTTGTCTATCTATTGGCCGCTAAACAAGAATGGCCAGAACTAACCGAAGCGTCTATTGAATTTCAGTTTTTAAAATTTCCTGATGAACCACTTATAGAAATTAAATATAATGAAGCTCAACTTGAGGGCTTTGAGTATTATTTAGAACATTTGTATCAGCTTTTTAATAACTTTACAGAAAAGGACGCTAAAAGTGATTTTGCTAAAGATCAAGGATTTCCTAAAGACGATGAGGGGTTTACAAAACGTTTAAACTGTGGTTTTGCTGAGTATCCTGGTGATCGTAAAAAAGACGGTAGCTTAAAATGGTATTGCCAATATAAATTCGCTCATGACTATTATGCTGTGGTAAATAAAGAGGGAGAAGTTCTCTATAGCTCCATGAACAAAGAAGATTTACATCCTAAAAAGGGTGAAAAAATAGAAAAAAAACATTACGCGGGTTGCCCAGCTTGGCCGAATTTAAATTTATCAGATGAAACTCAAAAAGAGAAAGAAAATTCGGAAGATTTAGGAGAATTCCCTTTTTAGTTTGACTTCTTTAAAAAAAATATCTATTATCTCTGAATGGACTTAGTTCCACTTTTTAAATCTCATTATAGCGTAGGAAGATCAATACTAACGCTTGAGAAAGAGTCTTCGCCTAATGGCGGATCAGATT